ACAACGCAGGTGTATTCTGCTGTGAAAGACACAACGATAAATAAGGAGATACGAAGAGCGTTTAGGTGAGGGTTCCATCGGAACTATTATTCCACAATTAAAAAAAAGGTATTCAAATGCCTTCCAAGAGTTCAGGTTCTTTACTAACGTTACTATTATTGATGTTGATTTACTGTCACGATGTAATCTTACTAAGATGAGTCTTCCTCAAGGTATACGTGAGATAAGGCAGTATGGTTTAGCCTTTAATATGTTGAAAGAACTGGTTATCCCTTCATCTTGTAGACGTGTTGAAGGTGCAATTCTCGAAGGGAATACTGTCGACTGCAATGTTATCTTTCAATCGTCAGTTCCACCAACTTTTTATAATAACTTCCTACTGAACAGATATACAAGAGTGAAGATAGTTCTATATGTTCCAGACGAAGCTCTGACAACTTACAGGAATATTCCAGCTTTGTCAGCTTATGCGAAGAATATCCACCCACTCAGCGAATATCATTCTTGATACTCACTGAGTGGATGCAATCGAGATAGATAAGGAAAGTTTTTCCACGCTTCCTTGTATCTTGATAACGAAGTATCTGGTACATATACCTTTAAATCCGTAGGTATATGATTGTAAGTGTTTACATTGAAAAAACTTCTGTCTGTGAATGGTATTTCGCTACAAATTACCACTATTTTAATGTTTTCACTAAAAAGAAAAGTTCGATATCCATGAGATTTAACCGTGGATGGAATCCAGACCTCTTTTAGATTAGGTATATCTCTAAAAATATCAGCGTTTAAATGTTCTATTTTGAAATGACGTAATGCTTTTAAACTTACAATCTTATTATTGTTGTAAAATTTAGTCCCGATGGAACTAACGGCTGCTGCCTCCTCCATAGAGAGCTCACCGTCACCGTCTTTGTCCCAGTTTTCCACGCAAATGCGCTTCACCTCTGGGTCTTCGAAGCGAATCCACCATTTAGATATGTTTAGTTTAAGTTTTGGATAGTGCGTCATCAGCGCATCGTATGTGTCACGATACGCTCCTGTGGTGAGGTTGATAGTACCGTCAAGCACTGGGTATGGGTCATTGCCATATTGCCCCTCTGCATCGATACCCTGATATGTACCATCGACAAGCTGGGAAAGCTTATCAAAGGTCCTTCCGTCCGTGAAGGTCTCGTTGAAACCAACACAGCGCACGTAACGCAGAGCGTGAGGAACTTGTCCGACCTGCGCATCCATGATGTCAATAAGTTTCTTCACTGGCTGGAGATTATCACAGCCACTGACAAAGTAACTCATCACGTTTGGTGCGCACGCTTCTATGTTGCACTTCTCGTTGGTCAGCTTGTCGAGGTTCTTTAATTCCACGTATGATGTGGAAGCAGGATAGTCGACTTCTTCGAGCGCACCACCATCAGCGAAGTGTGCTTCGGTTAGCGATGAGCCACCAGCGAGGAACTTACGCAGACGGAAGTTACTACGCATATCGAGCGAACCGCCAAGAGTAGAGATGTTCTGCACATCAATCTCCTCTAAGGATGTTGTATTACCGAGCGTAAGCGAAGATATAAGAATCTTCACATTATCTTCATTCTCATCTCCTAATTTAAGACGCTTCAATCGTTTACCAATGATAGAGAGCGCACCATTGATGACATAGGAACTCCAATCGCCTATATCGAGCAGGTAGTCAGCAGACTTGACAGAGAGCTGCTGATCAGAAGTACCGTTAATATCTACGACAATCTCGCAGGCCTTACCTGCATCTGTGCGGTTGCCACGCATAATCGTGGTACCGTATGCGATTGTAGGATATAACTTCATTGCTGGTGTCAGGCGTAACGTGATAGAGTTTGTTGTAGCATCCGCTTGAGCAGATGTACGGACAGTAATTGCACCTTCAGCGGTTTTAGCGTCATAATCGCCAAAACTGTACTTGCTCATCAGGTACTGAATACGCTTCTTCACCCACGCTACTTCAGGTGACTTACCGTCACCGAGCGACTGACCAAGTGGGTCAGTGTCATTCGTATATATACCTTGCAGCATGGCAAGCTTCATCTTCTCGTACAGCTTGCCATCTTCATTGTAGAGCATAGATGAGAAGTTATCAATCACAGAAAAATAATACTTCTCAAAGTATGCAAAGAGTTTCTGCTGATGCGTACCCTTTTGCAGTCCTCCAAGTTCCTCCATCTTAGACATCATTCGACGCATCATCTGCGCACGCTCCTCTGGATACGCTTGTTCCATTAAGTTCCACAACACAGACTTCTCACCATTCCACACAGGCGTGCCGTCATCGTATGTATCGTGGTACTCTACGTGGTAGGGTTTTTTCATTAAACCCTGATTGATGGTCGTTATAATTGTATCAAGGTCATCCTCACGAAATTTCCATTTACTCTTTGCCATATCTATTCCATATTAAAGTTATAAGGATATGTGTTCTTTGCACAGTTATCGGTCGCTGCCACCGCTTCAACATATAGTTGATGATAAAGTAGATCACTGATGTCCCAGTACTGCGACTGCTCTGCACGGAACTTCTGAATACGTGCTGCCTTGAACAGCTCATTGAGCTGGGCTGCATCACTAACTGAGCTAAATATCGTCTCAGTTAAGCCGTACTTATCACCGACTAACTGCTGACGAAGATTCACCACTGTTGCACCGCTATCGAGTGTTGACGGACAGAACTTCTTGTAAAGCGAATCGTAATAATATAGGTTGTACTTATTAGGGTCACCTTCCTTTGCAATCCAATACTCAATGTGTGTTGAGTGTGGATTAGCATTCAGTTCTTCAAGTGTACCATTGAACGGTTCGATGAACGTGTTGCACTGATACACGAGGTTATATGCAGGGATATAACTCTCAATGAGCTGCTCTGCACGCTGTCGTGTCTCATTGTCTGCTGTAGTCTTATCATCGACAGGGAGGTCTGCATAATCCAAGTCCCAACAGTTCTCCCAAGAGAGTTCAGAAACTTGGTACTGATAAGCTTCTTCCTCCGTATTGTAGCGGATGCGCCGTTTATCCCAAGGTACTTGGTAGAGTGTCAAGCGTGGAGAGTTATCAGAACCCTCTATAGATAGAAGGTCGGGGAACAAGTCCTTATCATATCCGAAGGTTGCAGCGTCCCCCTTATCTGGGCCTACTGTAAACAGACCGACAAACTTGTACGTCACAGTACCGTCTTCTGCTGTCTGTTTCTCGAAACCAACGAATGTCTCTTGGTAGATTGACACTCGTGCTTCGCTATTCTGCTCGATACCCTTGTTAGTCAAGCCAACCGCCTTCCATAGGTCGGTAAATGAGTTTACAGAACCCATCTTGTGATATTGCATAGAAGAAGCGATATTCTTCTTCGCTGTCAGCTTAGAGATTTTAGGCAGGTTCTTAAAGAGTTCAAATTTCTTCTGTGCCGTCTGGCCATCCTCATATACGATGGTCGTATCTTTAGCTACCTTTGCCTTCCAGTTCCATAGGTAATAGAGCATTGACGAAGTACCTTGCCCCTGCAGCTGAAGATTGGTAATCGTCAAGCGATTAAGGTTGGTGTTTCCATCTTTCGGATAAATTTCAAGCGTACCCTTAGGACGATAAGACTTACCATACTCATAGGCAGGGAGTGGCTTATCAAAGGTAAACACGTTCACCTTGCCACGCACCTTGTCAAAGTCGACCGTGGTGCCGAGTGTATCGTAAATATCGTTGTCTAATTTCTCGGCACTCTTCTCACCCACAGTTGCAAGTGCGTTGATATAGTCTTGATGTACGTTAGCAGCGTCCATTGCACTGTCATACACACGAATAGAGTACAAATCGACATCCGCCTTATCCGAGCCTATAACGATACCGCCACCAGTACCTATCTGCATAGAGTCAGTAAGCAAGTAAGCGAACTTACGAGCTTCTACACCGTCAATGTAGAGATACACGAGGTTAAGGTAGTACGTGTTGCCATTGAGTACATAGGTGTACTTCTTTGGCGAGATAACGAGTGCCAGGCGAATGCGCACACCATCGTCAGTACTCATCGCCTGGACATCACTGTTATGCTCGCTACGAGTTGCGAACATAATAGAAGACGGCTTCACCTTCAATCCGATATAACCCTTCTGATAAGGCATAGCAATAGAGATACACTCTGCATCGTAGTCAGACGTGTTGTTAATCTGATAGTCTATCTCGATGGTCTTACCACTCTGCGCTGCCTCCTTGGCGAATGGCTTGTAATCAATAGTAAGACGTGAACCAGCGAGCAAGCGCAATGTGCGTGCGCCTTCGTCATCTATTACCCAGCCGTCACGAGAAAAGGCCACGCTCTGCCATTCAGCACCGATATGCTCGGAGTTGATGAGATTGCGAAGAATGTTGCGGTCGGTATCGGTGTTATTTCTGTTCTTCGCATTCAGATAGAACACCGCTCCTGCTGTAGCTGAATAGCCTTGCGAGTTATCCACAGGGAATGGAATTGCATCACGCAAACGCACCTCGTCTGTTGGGTGAGTTCTGAATCCGATGAGTGCTGTAAAATCAGAGTTATCGATTGTCTCTACCTCAAGCGAAAGCGTATATTGCATCTTTGTCTGTGTCAGTGTGTTCTCTGATACATTCTCTTGAAGCACCTCGTTATCTTTCTTCATCAAGATTGACAGTGGTGTTGTTACAGCCTTGCCGTCATATACAGCGTATTCCAACACCTTGTTCTCATACCAGTTAAGCAGCTTCTCCGCCTTATTGTTAACGACTACCATCTTCACAGCTTCGTTATTAGCGACAGCCATAAAGTCATAACCTACAGGAGTAGTTTGCACCGTATTGTCTTCATTTGACAACCAGGCAGACAAATGGAAAAGACCTGTCTTGTTCGTGAATGGAACGGTATAGGCTACAGGAGAAGATGTATAAGTAGCTGTACCAAATTGACGCTCATACGTCTGCTCGTAGCCCTCACCCGTAATCTTCACATGAAGTGTCTTCGAGATATTACCACTGATGTAGCATGGAAGCACAATATCGCCTTGGTAAGCCTTCCACCAATTGAACTCGGAGATAGAAAGGAATAGGGCAGACAGTGTGATACTGTACACCAAGGCAGGAGAGGTCTGCCCAGTCACCTCACCTGTAATCTTCACCATGATGTTATTCTGACCGCTCTCGAGAAACTTGAATACATCAACCGTGGTAATGGTATTCGACTGACAGCGACCACGAGCCTTAGATACAAACGTTCCATCTCCAGCCTTAGCGAAGATCTCGTAAGTACCCCATTCTCCTGTGTCGATAAAATCGCTCTGTCCGACATCCTTAGTGCGAGACACAAACATAAACTTAATAGCACACTCACCAGCTGACTTAGATGCAGAGAGAGTAGTAGAAGGAGACTGATTGACAGCACGTAAGTAATAGAGAATAGATTGCTGTTGTCCTCCGCCACCTTGCCCAATAGGGAGTTCAGACAGTTTCATTGGGACCCACTGATCACCGTTCCATACGAGTACACATGTCTCGGAGGTGAGTTCGTCAACCTCAGTATTTACATTTGAAATCTGTCCGAGCGTAGGACGGTTCTTTGCAATCGTCTTCTTCACACGTTCCTCCTCAGAGTTCTGTGCATCGATTAACTCGTTGACCTTCTCGGGCAACTTGTTAAACTCATCAGCGGTCAGTCGTCCGCCTGTCTGTTTATGTTCTAAGTAGAGTTTTTCTATCGTCATATTAAGATAGCTTGAATGGGAATGTATAAGTAAATGCGTTGTTACCCTCTACCTCGACACCGTGCGCAAGAGATAGAGCGTGACAGATGATGTCTTGAAGAAGTTTAGGGTGAGAGGAAGAATAACTCTCACCCGTATTGTCTTCGATGCCACGGATAGAAGCTTGTACGAAGCGATTATCCTTTGTGCGACTTTCTGTGATATATACCTTGATGTGCTTCATTAAATCCGCCTATACTTTTTCAGAAGCCAAATAATGATATAAGCAACAGCAGCTAACAGAGTAGCAGAAAGAGCACCGATAGCCCAACCTCCAACATCCATCTTTATCTTCTGCCATCTACTTAACTCTCGTTCAATGACCTTAGGAACCTCGATGTGTTCCTTCTTAGTTGCACGCAAGCTGTCATTGCTTGCTTTGTAGCGGTCAATCAGACGTTGGAGAGTAAGATTGTCCTGAGTTGCATGCCATCTATCACGATAACGAACTATCAATTTCTCCTTGATGTTGCCTTGCTCGTCCTTGATGATAACAACGCTGTCATGAATAGCGACACTATCACGGATGTTTATCACCTGTCGAGTGATTAAGCTATCCTTGATATGTACGCTATCCTTCCTTGACATGTAGATAGTATCTGTGCGAATAGACTGCACAGGAACATACACTCTATGTGAACAGCTTGTGAGGCAGAGAGCCGTAAGTGCAAGTAATCCAATAAGGATTAACATTGAATACACGTAGTATTTAATTTCTTTGTCGTCCATAACTACACCTTTAATGTGAAACACAGTCTGCGTTGCTTCCCGTCTGCACGCTTATAGCCTACATGCACCCAACGTGATGTGTTAGATTTCTCGATAATGATCTGGTCGAATGCGTATCCCTTCTTGGAGAACTCGTTAGCCATGAAGCGTTCAAACTCTGCCTGCTTACCATTGACAGGTTGCAAGTCAGCAGCGTAGCCCTCTACATGTGCAGAGTTTTTCACACCTCCTACAGCCTTGTTCAGTTCTGGTGTGCGGTAGCCACTTGTCACACGGATAGCAGGATTCTCGATTTTGTGACGCTCACAATATTTACCCCATTCAGAACGAATAGCCTCTAAGAGAGTTATCGTCTCGGTAAGGTGAACTTTCACAATAGTAGGAGGGTTATTGTTTATCTTTAATTGTTCAGCGGTGCTGGATTGTACAAGCTCCGCAAGTGTAAAGTTTGCCATACTATTCTTCTATTTTTTGATTTACATTTTTCTCTTCACCAATGTAGTCAGCGACATACTGAATAACTTTCTTTGCATCTCTATCTGAAGCTGCACTAACTACTGACTGAATGATGCGCTGCATATCAGCAGCGGTGCTCTTTCTCTCTCTTGCATGTTCAATGAGACTCTTTGTTTCTATGATGAGTAAGGCAGCAGAGAACAGTAATGTACAGATAGGAAATGTCTTAACACCTATCAGAGAACAAGATGTGAAAATCACTACGTCGATGATCAATGCGATAAGGAGAAATCGCCAGTACTCACCAATCTTACCAAGCGTCTTACGCATAAGGTGCGAAGTCAAGGGCTTCTTCAACTTGTTTTGCGTATAAACTCTGTCCCACAAGTCAATGAAGGCAGCACTGACGACCAAAGCCCACATCACGACACATGTTATAAGATGTGTCGCTACAGAGTGAATAAACTCTGGTGTAAACTGTAATTCAACTATATCCATACAAACACCTCCTTTACAATAGGAAAAGAAAAACACCCACAACAGCACCAAGCATACCTGCACATACGTCGAGCCAATCGAACTGCTCCTTTCTGTAGTAGTAATCGACACTCTCTTTTCCTGTCATGACGAAGAATGCTGGTACCAATGCGAAGATTAAGTACGCATCAATAGCATGTAAGGCTTTGCACGCAATCATCGAAACAACAAGACCAGCAAACATGTGCAGATACTTATCGCTACCGAGGGATGCAAGTCGTCCAAAAATCCTGTAAACACAATCTAAAAAACTTTTCATATCACTATTTATTTAATTAAACATCCATATTAGGTGCTGGTATAACAGCTGGTGGTTCGTCGCCATTCGATGGATTGATTAGATTCCCACCACTATCAGAAGAGAAGTTATTTCCGCCTAATTCCGAAACATACGATTTATCAATGACCGTGTCGTAATAAACAGACCGCACAGAGTAAGATATCTTTTGAGCTACAACCGCACCTCCACTTGTAGAGCCTATCTCGAACAGTCCACCATAAATCATTTCTCCAGTCTCTCCAATCTTCAGTGTGATCGGAGTTGTAGCTGCAACTATAGCCTTATCGTCGCCTGTGTACTGCTTTCCTAACTGTAAGGTTATATATTCATGTGACTTATCTTCAAGCGTAGCAGTCAACTTAATATCACCACCGCCATAAGTATTCTGTTGAAAACCTCTATTGGTGATTCTCACAATGATATTAACACCGAGATAAGCCTTACCATCACGCTTGTTAACAAAATATCTGCTGGCGTTGATTAACTCCATGTCTACGCCATACTTATTCACGATACCACGATGATTAAGCATTATCTGTGGCTGTCCGAGTTCATTCGCAAGAATGATGTTCGGATACCCGTCAACTTCACCGAAGTAAATTGAACCGTGTTCACATCGCATACGTACACGAGAAGCATCAATTGTTCCATCTGAAGCTACGAACGCAACCTTACCCTCTGGAGTCTGAACCTTGAAGTTCTTTGCATTGACGGTGAAAGAGCTATTCTCACCATCCATGTGCATACCTACAGCTTCAAGACCAGTACGCAAGTCTTTCACAAAGGCAGAGATTGATTTACCACCAACATTAAACTCAGCCTCGAACTGTTTAGTAGTATAATGTTGTGCAGACTGCCAATCTTCGATGCTAAACTCTTCACCCTTTTTCTTTGGATGAATGCAAACAAGCAAGTCGTTGCGGTACTTATCTCCGAAGGTAGCGTTACTCCACTGGTCGCCTGCATCGTATGGAGGAACTGGTATAGCTTGCACGAACACTCGTCGCTTACCATCCGCTGTGTCCTGCGCACGCTGTGCTGCTTCAAGCGACTTAAGCACATCAGCATCCGTTATCTCATTCCAGGCGAAAGAGCCATCAGGGTTCCGCTCGAAAGAATAAGCACGACCGCCACCTGTCTCAACGTATGAGCGATTGTAGTAGATATCATGCTCATGCAATTCCTTTGTAGCATCGTCCGCCCATTCATTAGCAGGTTCATTCGTCAATGAAGGAACAGCATCACCGAAGTAAAAGGTAATCTGTCTATCTGACTGCTGTAGGACCGAACTAATACGTCCCTGCATAGATTCTAAAAAGTCTTGCAGACGGATATACTTACCACGATTAGCAGGGTTCTCAACCCTTATCTCGAATTTCTCCTTATCAAAAAGGAAGATAGGGTCAGGAAGGGTAAAGCTATTAATACCTTTTATAATCTTAAAGTACGGTGAATCCTCTCCTGCTGCTGATTGTATGATAGCACTCTGTCTTTCTGGAACAGTGAGGTTGCCAAGCTGCACAACCTCGTCACCCACCTGTGGAACATCGCTACCGCTTGCGTAGTCATCTACATTCGTATTATCCGCGATGTCGACATAATCAGTACCAACAGCTTTAACACGCCTATGCCAGTAGTGATTAGACAGCTGACCGCCAGCATCTACCAAGTTGAATGTCTCGCACAGTGCAAGGTCATTCACTTGCATAGAATTATAGATTCTACGTCCGTCAGCATCTTCCTGACGGAAATAACATCTCCAGGCACCTACGATTCTCTCAATCTTAGAAACCACGAAACTACCAGCAGAGTTCACAATCTTGCCCTTGATGTGAGAGGTCTTCATAATCTCAACCTCCTCAGCGGTAAGTTTGCGATGCACGTGCAAGTATTCAGTATCTATATGCCAGGCACCTTGTTCATCCTGATAGATAGATACGCCTGACTCGCCACGCACCGACTTACCAAACACGATACCCTTCATGAAGGTAGTCAGTGCATTAACGATTGTATCTTGATCTGTTCGAACGATTTTCTCCCAATCGACACTCTTAGGGTCGAGCGTGCGAGCAGACTTAGCTTCGTCAGCTAAGCCAGCGAGTATCTTCTGCGCATCCAAGGTGAGGTAACCACCAATGCGGTCGAGCGCATTCAGTACCGACATATTGTCGTGGCGGTGTCCAAACGCACCATCACCCTTGTAAGCAGCGGTGACCTCACGAGAGAACCACTCAAGGATTGCTTCTGCTGTTGTGATGTTCCACTTGTCAGAGTAAGGACTTTGAACTGGAAAGAGAGCCCCACTGCTCAGCGGTAGTCGCTCAAGCTCAACTAAGCGTGGGGCGATGGTAAAAGACCCTACATCAGGAATCTTGATATCCAACATTGCAGGTGCAGCGTCCTCTGACCTGGTAATATTCAGGTAAGGACGTGCATCTGCGTACTTATAGGTAAATGTATAAGATGAAGGGAGGTCTTTTGTCTGCCAACTGACGTCGCTCTCTGTTACGACAATGCGACGTACATAGTTGCCTGTGTAGAGGAACTTACCCAAGGAAGGGAAGAAGTCGAGCAACCATTTGCGCTCTTCCTTAGAGAGGAAGCCTGTGTTCTTCTTGTATTCTCTGACCGTGTCAACACGATATTCTTCTGAGTCATTCTCAATCTCTGCCACATTGTGCGTATGTTTCGCAGTGTTTTCTGCATCACCATACGCACGGAAGGTGTCGAGACCACCGAGTGAGTTTTCAAAGAGTACCCACTGTTCTTCTTCGCTACGAATATCTGAAGCATAGTATCTCTGAATGTAGGTGAGTCGAGTACCAGCAGCGTCTTCTATCCATACATCATAGTAGCTTGGCATCTTTCCTAACTTACCAGCGATGACACCATATTGCATAGGCATTGTCCACACCTTACCGTGAGAGAGGTTGCCCAACACGAGGTCAGACTGAACATAACTACCGTTCTCTTCTATATATGCACGACACTTAGCCACGCAGTCCTCGACAGCGTAGTAACTAAGAAACTCTGGTGTGTAATACGTCACAGGCTTGACGGTGGGCTGCCACGTCAGGAAGTTACGCTTCAACCAACTCGAAGCGGTGTCAGCAAAGTTGTCTATACCTGCACGCAGTACCGTGAATTGCCATGACTCTTGAGCAGCTGTCTTATCTTCTATGATATTAACAAGGAACTCACGAGCAATATTCGGTTGACGATAAATTGTAGTCGACTCCTGGAGCTGAAAAGATAGCAGCGGAGTGATGATGTTCTCCAAGTCTATCTCTATGCGCTTAGTCTTGTTAGGTGTATAAGTGTGCTGCACAATGATTTCATTCGACTCTGCATACTTCAGAATGAATGTAACCTCTTGCGTGCTTGATATGATAAAGTGATTCATTGAGCCAGTCAGGCTGAGCGAATCAGGTTTAAGAATAATATCCATGTGCGAATTGTTTAACACAAAAGTACCCTATATATTTGAGATAATAAAGGACAGGTTTTAACCGACATAATTAAAGAGGTACGCACTCCAACCACACCTCCGTCCGAGTGTATTCGTACTCTCCGTGTCGGAACCAGCCACCTTTTCGTGTTATTCGTTCAGTATATGAACGCTGCTTACCATATTGCACACCAACATACTCAGCTGAAGGTAGAGGAGGGTAGACCGTCACGAAGGTCTTGTTTCGTTCTCGATCAGCAGCCTTGTATTCTTCCCAGCTGACAGATGTTCGTTTTTCTTTACCCACCCACTTATACTTCACATCCATAGCCTTGAGTTGCTCATTGATAGTAGGAGCGGTAATGGTTGGCTGCATAAGCGACACCGTGTAGAGTTCTGATTCTACTGGTTCATTCTTACCACCAAGTGTGAACTTGAGTTTATTGAAAAAGAAAGGCACACCACGGATAACGACCTTAGCATAAGAGGATAGGTTCTGTTTCTGTGACTGAGATAGTAGTAGCTTCACCTTCATATCGTGAAGTGAATTGCGTAGCAGCAAGTCATATTCACGGTAGAACTTTTCAAAGATGCCTTGTGGACCATTATAATGCAGAGCGTAGTCGAAGATGCGAGGATGTGAAGGCGCATTCACGTCATAAGCTGAGATAGTCCCTGCTGGACGACCGTCTGAAAGATAACTAAAGGCGAGTATCGTCTTTTGTTTATTGGCAGCTTCCGAAGTGTTCTCCTTTGGCTCTGTCGCAACAACCATCTTTGAATTGAGCGATATGTACGAACCTACGTAGAGGAACTTACCCATATCATAAGTGAAGTCTTCCTCCTTGATTGTAGCCTTATAGCTAAGCATTCGTAACTCTGGTATGAGTTCAGGAACCTTTATCTCTTTTGCTTCAAGTGTTTCTCCAGTGTTGTAGTCTTGCGATGCTTCGCCAATCTTCACCGTCACTTGGAAGTCACCAGACCATCCAGTCTTATAAATAGCTCCATCGATAGGGTCGAAGTAAGCGTTCGGGTTCGCCTTGACTAAGCTGTCTATATCGTCGTAGGAATCTGAGATTTCAGAATCAACCTTCTCCTCCGCTGAGAGTGTAACACGTTTATAGTCGTTCTCTGACTTATAAGAGAGCGTAGGTTCTTGCGTTACGCAATGAGTAAGGTCGGTGTTCGGAGTTTCGTTCAGCGCATCACGCAAGAAGATGATATCTGCAATGCGCTTACCTTCATCAGAGGTGAACTCACAGCAGAACTTCTTACGAAAAACAGAGATAAAATCCGCACAAGTAATATCAGGTACAAGGTCAGCGACCTTTATCTTTCCATTCACCAGCACGTCCATAACATTGTTTACGACCACCATCTTATTGAATGGTTCTGTGCGAGTAAAGAAGTTCTCTTGCAGATCATATCCAAAGTAAGCGAAGACACGCTTCAGAAGATAGTTCGCACGGATGAATGGCGACATATAATATCCAGGTGCGAGCGTAATAGGTACGTCGTTGACATACTCTGTGCGCTGTACTGCATTATAGAAGTCACAATCCTCACCGCTCATATCAGGGTGAAACGATGTAACTGAAGGTACCTCTGGAAGGAAGTCGTAGATTTTGTCGTATCTCAACACCTTTTCCTTACCAAAGCCATTTAACACCTTATAATTAAGACCTTCCTTTTGTCCTGAATCGTCAGTAAAGAGCACAGGAAAGATGCCGTAATGCTCATTAGAGTTATTGCGGAGATTACGACAAAAATTAATCCCTTCTTCTACGGTGTTCACTCCTGGTATGAATTCGCCTTTGAAAATATCCTTCAGCTTTACCTTCTGAATCCTTGAATAGAAGGAGCCATCGTTAATGTAGAAGGAGGTTGATATTCCACCCTTGTATTGAGCAGACAGCACCACCTGCCTACATTGAGCGAAGTACTCACCATCTTGTATCGCGACATCTGTAGCGGTCATCTTCACTCGTCTACCGAACGAGTCAGGGAAACCGAGTATCCTGCGATTACGTTCTGACGAAGGCAGTTCGAGCGGTGTCGTCTGTTCTCCGTAATCATTGAAGAATGGATTGGTTCGTTCAACTTGTATCTGTGTGTCGGGCTTGAGGTTGTAGTCTTCGCCCTTCTCTATGTTAGTTATCTTCATTACTATGTAAGGTGTTAAGTCTATTTACTTCCGAATCTTCGTGCCTTGTCTTGTAGCTGCTGCTTCTGTTCTATCTCATTAAGAGAGACTGATGCAGGGATGCCGTCAACAGACAATCGGTCAAGAACATCAGTTAATCGTTCAATGAGTGTATCCTTATAAGAATCCTTAACCACGCCACGCACGTCATTAACTGTTGGCGTGACATATCCACCAGAGGCACGACCTTGTGCCTGCTGAATGAGAAACTTATTCATGTCGAGTGTGCGAATCGTTCCTGCACGCTGCGCACGGTCGATGATATCAATGAATGGTGCTATCGTAGGGTTCTCAACAGCAGCGTTAGAAGCCACCCACTCCTTGCTGTGACCATACCCACCTTCTCCGACGATGACGGTTGGTTTGTCGATAAATCCACGTCTGTCAGGGTCATAGTCAGCACGGAACATCTTGCCATCCTGTTTACGTTCGACATCGATACTACCTCCCGACTCAAGTCCAGTGGCAACACGTGCGCCTGAAGCAGAGGCAGAACCACCTGCTCCGCTTAGCGTCATTCGCTTCACCTTATTGCGCTCTGCAAGAGCAGCTGCAAGCTGTGCTGCACCCGTGATACCCATCAAGGCAGCAGCAGGAATACCAGCAGGGAAACCCAATTCAGAGAATGTCTTAGCGATTGCAGAAGCTGTTGAAGCGATGATTTGCGCTGCCTGAATAGCGAAGTTTACGTCCGCATATTTCTTCTGTATCTTCAGCTTTTCGTTAGCCTTCTTCTTTTCAAGTTCCGTAGTGTCTTTACCAGCGTTCTTTGCAGCTTCAATCTCTGCGTCATACTTGGCATCGACGTTCGCAATCTCTGCTTGCTGCAAGGCCTGCGCTGCTCCACTGGTAAGATTAGAATAGTAGTCGAACGCCTCCTTCATCTTGGCGATCTTCATATTCTTCACCGCCTCTTCATACTCTTCTTCAGATATCTCTTTATTTTGAAGGTGCATCTTCAACTGTTCCATTTCAGCGTTGTATAACTCCTGCTGGGTAACGAGTCCATACTGCTGACGTATCTGAAGGCGGTGCTCTTCTGCCTGCTGGTCAAGAAGCGTAAGAGCCTGTTGACGCTCCTGTTCATTAAGCAGAGTGTCATTCTCTATCTTCTTGCGACGTGCGGCATACTGGTCTTCGAAAGTGTCAAGTCCGTATTCCTGTCGTGCCTGTGCCTTCTGCTCTTCAGCTTTCTTTGCATAATCAACGATGATTGCAGCTTTAGCAGCTTCATACGCATCAGTGACTTCTTTCTCACGTTCGCCATTATCCTTAGCTCGCTGTAAGGCTGCCTTGTAATATCCATCCAAGAGGAGCAGCTTCGCATCACATTCTTGCTGAAGTGTCTGCGGTTTAGCTGGTGCTGACTGTTGTATCTGATCCAAGGACTCATAGAACTCTTTCTCTGCCTCGATATAAGCAGTGTTCGCTGCCTGCTGCTGGTCAGCGACAGCCTTAGCTTGACCTTCCTGCAATGCTTTCTTTTTCGCAGCATCCTTGAAGACTAAGTTCTCTGAGCGTTGCAAATATGCCTTCTCAATGTCGAGAAGTTTGTTCTGATGCTGAATATTGAGAGCAGCTACGTATGCGCTGTATTGCTCTTGCGTAAGACTCTTTTTCGCAAGAGCTTCTTTCAGAGCATTCAGACTCTTATCATAACTTCGCTTTTCAACATCGAGGTCTTGAGCACGATCATGAGAAAAAAGTTTAGCTGCTACTTCATCAGGGTCTGGACCCTTCTTGGTTTTATCTTTTTTTGTTTTAGTTTTCTTTTTAGAGTCTTTGATTCCATTTTCAATGGTACTCTTTCCGCCTCCGCCAGAACCACTTTTGTTTGCAGCATGATTTTTCACCTCGGGTGTTACATCGACAGAAAGATGAGCTACCTTCTTATTGCTACCTGTGTTTTTTATCGCTTCAATAAAATTGTCACGAACATTCGCAGCCATCTTCTTAGCATCATTACCAATTTCTACCCACGTGTCTTTGTAGGCGTCCCAAAGTCCCTTGATACCAGTTGTAATCTTATCGACGTCAAACGAAAAAGCACCTTCAATAACCTTTGCCCAAGCCTTTGCCATTCGACCCATACCTTTGAAGCCATCAATTACGAGGTAAACGCCAAACTTGAAGACCTCCCATGTACTCTTGAAGTTGTTTTTAATGTGTTCGATGCCTGCACGAAACACCTTAGATTCATTATATAAATCAATGAAGTAGTTAATGATTTTAACTGTGTAGTCGATAATCTTAGACAAGGCTTTAACTCCGAATATCTTAGCTTTCATCGTAAGTTCATCAAAGCCATGTTCGCCAAGACCGAAGAACTTAGACATCTTCTCGTTAAGTTCTGCTTGTGCATCGACCTCTTCACGCTGGAGTTCTCCGTATTCGCCTGTTACGCCCTTCAGCTCCTCCATATTAGTAGACATATCTGCTAAGGTCTTCACGAGTTTCATACCCTCGTTGCTCGCTGTCTTGCCAAAGACAGCCTTCATGACTTGACCCACCTGCATAGAGTTTTCAGGAAGCTCCTTGATCTTACCTGAAATCATCTTAATAGCCTCTAAGATACTGGTCTTTCCTGATATAAGGTCAGCTTCGAGTTGCTTGCTTGAGATACCGATTGAGTTCAGTGCGCTCTGTGTAGCTGAAGACATAGTACGAATACGGTTTGTTGCGGTCTGTATCAACCCCATACCTGCCTCATTGAAGATACCTGAGCGTGTCTGTGTGATACTGGCAACAAGGTCATTAACAGCACCTCCTGCATCACTAAAGGCTGGTCCATATTGTTGAATCTGACTGAGGAATGTTCCGTTAAGATCAGCACCAGCCTGCAATCCGTCCTTAATAGCATTAATAGCCTCAGTCGTAGATATACCGTATTGATTGGTGAGAGATTCAACTGTACCGAGGACCTCCTTGTAGTCTTTTCCCATCTGTGAAGCGAGTGCTGATATCTGACTCTGTGTGTGGACGAGTTCGTCACCTTGTATGTTAAAGAACTCACGTGTCAGACGCTGCGCCTCTTCAATCTCTACATTGTAATTATACCACCACTTTGCTCCTTCTATCACGGCAGAGATAGAAGCAACAGCAGCGGTAGCTACACCAACGAGTTTCGTCCATCCACCAGAGATAGAGGAGAACATTCCTTCAAATTTACCCATGATTCCAGACGACTGTTTCCCCATAGAATCTGTCAGTCCAGAAGCATCACGACGCAATTCAGACATACGTCCATTCACGCTACGAAGCTGTGATGCTAAATGCTCATACTCTTTCGGATTCGCTGCCTTCGAAGTATTATTCAGTGCTGTCTGAAGTTCCTTGGCATGTTTCTTGAGCTGTGACATCGTCATAGCATTGACATCCATTGCAGAGCGAAGTTCACGCAGTTTCTTATTATTATCAGCAATCTGATTACTATAATTCTTCGCCTCTGCTTGTAAGCGTTTGTACTCAGCGGTCTCTTTCTTACCTGCTGCCTCGAGGTCGAGCATTCGATTCTGTCGAGCCTTCATTTCCTTACTAAGGTCTGATGTCGCACGCTCAAGCTGTCGTAATTCCTGCTGTGCCTTGTCTGTTTTTGCGTCGATGACCAAAGATATATGGTCTTCTTTGATTTTGCTCATATCTTATCTATTGATTATCTGTGAGTAATCTGTGCTGTGAAAGTGCATCTTCCATTTTTTGCCTCCAAGCTTCACGAACCTCATCCGTAAAGCCTGCTTGGATGTCGGGGAAGGTCTCGTTATAAAGTACTCCCCAGACAACTCTGTTATAGATAGCATACTTAGCACGCTGCTTCTTTGCTCGCTTAGAACTCATGCCAGCATAGTTTAGGCGATATTGCATATCGAGGAAGCGAATGTAAGAGAGAACTTTGAGATATACGGAGAACTCTCCATTCGATTTTTTCGGAGTGAACGCACGATGAGAAAGGAAATTACGAAGTGTACCCGTACGCTCCTTGAAGTAGCGATTAGCAACTTCTTCCTGCGTCTTATAGATAATTCCGATATCACGACGAAGAATCTCAGAGACGAACTCATCCTTTACGAATTGATCTGTTATCATGACACAAAGATAACACGAGAAAAATAATGGGAAAAGGACAAAAAAAAAAAGCGAGAGCAGCACGTCTCACGACGTACTGCCCTCAAAAACCATAACTTAAAATACAACTATAACTATAAAAACTTATATTTCACGGAACATCCATTTGAATTCCAACCCTTGCGCACCAGGACGATTGCAGAACTTATATCCTGCATCGTGAAGAGCTGTGGTAATTTGCTCTGCACACACCTTAGCGGAAGGGTCTAAATTGCGAATAGCATCTATTACCTCGGGGGTAGAGAAGAAGTGCGTAGTTTCTGCTGGTGTCGACGCTGGACGATATGTCACTGATAAAGCAGCTATGTATATACTGATGTCTGTTATAGGCTGCTCGTCGTTTTCTTTCGTTGTTGTCATTGTCTTAAGGTTTTATTGTTTTTGATTATCGGTATCTCCGTGTGGGTCAACCGAGGTGAGAAACGAGTTGAGATCCCTACGTAGTGAGTGTAGGGTGTCGAGAAAAGTGAGGACGGTGTCAGGCTTTATATTGCCAGCATCTCTCCATTGGTCAAGTAGAAAACTCTCGATAGCTTCTAAGCGTTCTGTGCGCTCAGAGATATAACCAGGGTCGAGCATTGCTCGAAGGGTCTCAGATGTTTTTTCGTCGAGATTAACGATAGACGCTTTCATTTTGTATTTCATTTTAAATCATTTTTTTTACTTCTGACAGAGTTTTATAAGAGCTCTTAAGATTATTCACACGTTCTTGCCAATTATCCATAGCTGTTTGTTGACGAGCAGACGCTTCGCCTGCCTCATGAATGTCTCTATAATATTCAAGATAAGATGTCGCCTTAGTGAGTTGACGCTTAACATTATCTCTTAAAGACTTTATCAAGCCTGGTGTTGAACAAAAATCATCTAACGGTATGAACAAGCCTTTTTCAGCATGGTAGTCATAAACAGCAGGGTCGGTTATAATTTTCATTTTGCACCTCCTTTTTGAACACTATTTTTTATATCTTCAGGCAAAGAGTAATATTCGTCGCCATCGTCTGGCACTGGCTGAATAGACTCTTGAGAAGAGTCGAAACCAAACATACCATGTACTGGTGTGAAATAGATGCGCAATACACACTTCTTCGTAGAGTTGTTTCTGCGAACAGAGATAACTCCGATAGGATCTTTGCTAACCTTGAAAAGAAATCTTTCTTCAGCCTTTGGAATAGCACGATATTTTTCTTCCAAGTCTTCAACAACCTTGTTGAATGCTTTTTCGTCCGCTACAAGAACTCCTTGGTATTTCTTCAGACAGTCAGCAAGCGGTGCGAGCTCTTTTGAGATTGAAAAATCTATAAGGCAATAATCAAAAAATATCATTTCTCACCTCCTTTCTCAGCCACTTCATTAAGGTTCTCACAGAGGTCCTCGCTGAAACCTTCCAAAGAAAGCACTTCTTTATATTGAAGACGTATAACGGCTTCTGAGAATTCGTGAACAGTAATGATATGAATATAGCCTTTATCAACTTCGAGTTTATACCTTCCCTTTGCCTTTGGAATGGCATCCAATTCTGATTTTAGTTCTTTAATAAACGTCTTCAGCGTAGATTCGTCAGCCATAAGAGCTTGGTAACGTCGCTCCATACAGATAACAACAGGCTCAAGGTACTTCGGAGTAGAAGATGCCTTGAAATAATAATCAAAGAATATCATGCCTTGCCTCCTTTCTTAATTATACTTTTTAAATGATCTGGGAGAGTGAAAATTGCTTCACCTTTATCGGGGATAGGAAAAATCTCAAGGTTCTGCTGTTCGCACTGGGTAGAACTCTCGAAAGTTTGAAAGCCCCATAAGCCAAGTATGTCAGAGAAACCTATACTTATCACCGAGAATGGGATTTCGTTATCATCAATAGCGATAGAACTATTAGAAAGATTGAGCGTATATTTTTTATTCGCATTAGGAATCGAGTTAAACTTCTTATACACCTCATCGATAAATACTGCAAACGTATCAATGTCTGCTACAAGAACCTTGTTATATTTCTTTATAAATTCGGAAAGCGGTTCAAGGTCTTTTGGAACATCAGGAACCTTGAAGTAATTATAAATGAATATCATGCCTTGCCTCCTTTCTGTTTCTTTTCTGATTTGTTCATACGATAAACTAAGTAGCCTGCACAGAGAGTTGAAACTACGGATGTAATAGGCTGCTGCTCGATGGCTACAGCTGCAACAATCACGCACAAAGATACAAGGTTAACTCGAATTACCAAACGACGGGTAACTGAGAACTCGCAGATACGGCTGTAGAACTCACTCTTTGAGTCGAGCCAATGGTTAAGAGACTTGATTTTGCGCTGTATCGTAGCACGTACGTCGATAGGCTGCTGTTGCTTTGCAGAACTCTCGAATTCGATTACTTGTTGCATGTTGCACATTGTTTGACTGTTGCCTGAATCCGTCAGGTGCGGAAACAGAAAAAGCGGATGCTCTTCCTGTCGTCAAACAATGTGTCTTACACCAACAAGGGCAAATTCACTGGAAGGCATCCGCCATATCTTCATTGCAGAAGGCTGCAAGTATGGGCATAAAAATAAGCCCATCGAAATTAATAAGTTCGGGGCTTGAAATTTCTTCTCGCCCTTATTTGTGTATTACTACACATTGTTTGACAATTGCAAAGATAAGAAGTCTTTTTGTAACTGCCAAACAAAAACGCGATTATTTTTTGCGTAACGCAAAAATTACCATTCGTCTTTAGTTTCTACTTCACGTTTATCGACAAACTTTTCAAGACTGGTTGAAATTCTCTCAAAGAGGCTTTCACAAAGGGGCTTTCCATTCTTGAAGAAGTACTTGTATCCAGCCTTCCTATTTGCACCTTCTATACCTATCTCTTTTAAATCCTTTGGAAGGGAATCTACAAGAACTCCAAGATTATTGTCGTACATAGCTTTGCGAATAGGGTCGTGACGGAAGTCACTTAAAGTAAGTTTCAATCTTCCATCTTTGAATTGAACATCTATTAGATACTTGATGTGACCCTCAAGACTTGAGAATATCATATTTGTATTGAATGGAATGTTTCCATTACCTGTCAATTCTTTACCTGGGTTCTCATCTTTCAATACAGCTCGTGAATCAACATAGGTACGCACAAACCAATTCTTAGTAACATCATACAACTGTTGAGCGGTTAACCCATCCTTCTGAATTACCTTTGTAAACATCAAAGGCTTCTGTGCGAAACACATGATCGTACTAACAAGTAAGATACATGTAAAAAACAATTTTTTCATATATTTGATAGCTTTTAGTTAATATTAGTTACAAAGGTACAAAAAACGAATAGAAACGCAATAAAAACGAAAAGAAAAAGCCCCTCGCATTGCGAGAGGCTAATATGCACCCATAGGCGATGAGTGACTTTTGTCTTAAGGTCAATGAGAACCTCGCCTAAATATTTTCTGCTGCACGACGGATGCGGTTGGATAGGTCGATAAGTGCGCCTCGCATCTGCTCGGTCTCCTGTTGGTTGAAACCGCCTGCACCTCCGTTGCCGTCAATGCCATCCATTTTGTGGTAAAACCAAGAGGAAGATTTCTGAAAGTAGGTGTTGGCAAAATCACGCCATGAAACTGACATTAAGATGTCTTGTACTTTTCTTTTCATATCAGTAACTACTACTGGGGTTGTCATAACTGTTTCCATTGTTGCTGTGTTTATAGTTTTACTTTATTGTGCCTCTCCCCCGTAAGGGAGAGGTCTTTTGTTTTATTCGTATGGCTGTCGGACCATTTTGTCGAAGAACTCCTGTAAATCCCATAGGAGTTGTGGATAACCATTCGGATAAGAGTTGTTATAATTTCTCATTCTCTCAAGGAGTTCCCTTTCTTCAGGTGTAACCTCCATCATTTCTTTTTTCTGTTTCATATTCTCATTGTTTTCTTATGACAATACAAAGGTACTACAAATATTTGTAGTATGCAAATATTTACTATAAAAAATCGTAGTAAGATTGAATATTTAACATTTAAAACATTTTCGTGACTTAACGAAATTGATAACTATTGATAGAAAGTTTATTTTTTCTCAATATTTGACATAAAAAAGCCGTAACAGTTCGGAAACTGCTACGGCTACAAAGAAACGAGCATCGTGTTTTATTTTTCAACGGTCACGAAACCGTTGTTGATTAGGTCGGCAAGGAAGGCATCGGGGCTGTCAGTCGAAACAAGGTAGCCCTCAAGTTCCTGTAAGCGGTGAGCAAAGCGCACCATATATTCTTCGTCTGTGCCTTCGCTATCAAAGCGACTGCCTGTGCGAAGCTGGTGAAGGAAGTCGGCTGGAGAGGTGGCGACGATTTTGTCGTCACCCTTCAGCCTGTAGGTTGTTAACATGCTGCTAATTTTTTAGTTCTTAATCTGAAGTATAACTTTTCGCTTTCCGTGAGGAAAGGAACGTCCTGCAAGGTGATGTTGTTTTTCACCTTGCCTTGCTTTGCAAAGGTAATCATTTTTGCGAGAAAATGAATCCAAGCAGACATCTTTGTGAAGTTTGTTGAACCTCCGTGCTGGCGGAACTCAACCGTGCGGTGGCGTGCGTAGGCTTCAAGGTTTATCTTGTGGTAGCGGTTGTGAGCGAAAGCAGTTCTAAGGTCGCTAATGTTAGAAGCTCGGTTGATTGCTATCTCTGAAATGGTGGCAATGGTCCTACAGTAGCGGTTGTTTCGTCTGCTCTGTGGCATAAAGTGGTCGATTACATTCTCAAGGCGTTTGTAAGAAATTATAAGGTTCTTCCAAGTCTGAAGGTCGAATTCAGCAGCGTCCATGTGAACGTGAAGTCCGCAAGAGTCGTTAACCTTAGCGTTGCAAAGGTCGAGGACCCAGCAAACCTTTTCAAGTTCCTCAAGCCCCTGCTCACCGTGGAGGATTGGGCTAACAAGTTCAAAGGTGTTGTTGCCTGAAAGGCTGCTGTCGGTAACCAACTTCCAATGGTCGTTGTGGTCGTTGTGGTTGTAACGCTCAACGTTAACTCTGATGCCTGCTGCGGTAAGTTCTCTTGCGAGGCGTTCACGTGTGCAGTTGTAAGCTTCAATCTCGATACCGAAGTTGCGGTTGAAAGTGTAGTCGAGTTGTGGAAGAACTGTTGTCGCTGCTTGTGCTGCGTTCTGTGTGATTCCCTGCATCATGCGCTTGTAGACGTTCTGCACAAATCCGTAGTTTCCGTTTGCTACAAGGTCAGCAACCTGTCTGCGTGTAAGTCCAAGGCTAAGGAGCTTCTGAATCTTAGAAGTCTTTGTTCCGTTCTCGTTGAGAATGTTCTGAATTTGCTCGTTCATAATCTTTGTTTTTTGAATGTTCTTTGTTTCTAATTGTACTGCTAAGGTAACACTATAATAAGGAACACGCAAGTACTATCGCCTTTATAATCAGCGATTTAGAAGTAATTATCTAATGATAAAAAACGATACAAAAAGGGGGATAGGGAGCGACCCGCTGCCTGTTCTCCTCCACCTCAC